TAAGAAAGTTAAAAAACAAACAAATAAAAATAAATAGTTGTTTCATTAAGGTAGTAAATGAAATAACATTAAGTGGGAATTTGCTTATCTACCGCAAAGTAAGCAGATGATAAACCCGCCATCTTGAATATAGATAAATGCGCTTGTAATTTAAACTTGTTTTTTTGCTATGTTACTCGGCATTTAAAATACGCGTTGCTCTATATGGAATTTCTTATTCTGATTATATTTATTTGGTTCTGGTAATATTGCATGTTCATTTAGAAAATAATGCCATGTCAAAATAACCCAAATCCCCATCATCCCTCACTCCCTTCACCCCCTTCACACCAACAAATCATAACAACAATACCCATTTGACAACAATCCGCTATTCACACCAAATGTTCTTATTCCAGAACCGTCTTTTTCATGACCCTCATACAAAACACCGGCATCTTCATCGGCCACAAACACACCAATCTTATTCCTTTTCACACCACCACATCCTTCTCCCCCAAGCAATTTTTTAATAGCACTTTCAGAATAAACAGTTTGCAAAAGTTTCATATCAAAACTCGCATCAACCCATTCTTTTGATCTAGAATCGTGATCAATATAATTCAAGTACTTTCGCTTTGTTTCATCCGACCAATCCCACTTACCATTCGCCAAAAAATCCATAACCTCATCTTTACTAATATATTTTTGCAACATATTAACATCAAATATATATTGAGGATTCATAGTAGATTGTAACCCCAAAAACTGTTTAACCACATGATCACCCCAACTGTATCCCCATTTCTCAGCTACCCCATCATCATATCCATTTACATCTAGACTCGCACCTACACCCACACCCACACCCACACCCCCACCCACACCTCTACGACCACTAAACCCCAAATTATTATAAATATCTACACCATTATTTGTATATCCTTCCTTTACCCGAACCCTAACTCTATCCCGATCCCTATCCCTCATTTTAAATAAACCAACAACAATCCCCACAACAAACCCCAAAATACATATTATCCCTATAATACTAAATAATCGAATATATATGATTTTCTTTTTCATATCATATATATTACATCTAAAAAAATAACTGTCTATCGACCAGTAGATCCAAACCCGCCATCCCCTCTACTACTCATCACACCTAAATCACTCTCCTTTTCAACCAATTCAACATAGATAGGACACATAGTAGGAGCACATATTTGTAACAATCGGTCCATGTAATTAATTTTAAACTCATGACACTTACAATCAAACATACCGATAATATTTCCACGATATCCAGAATCAATAACACCTACTGAATTAGCCAAACGTAATGGTGTCTTACTCAAACTAGAACGTGGAAACAAAGTGTAACCAGTTACATATTCCGATCCATCTTTGTATAGGATACTAGCCGAGCATTTAACCTTGAAATCAATTTTATTCACCACCGGAAGACCCACACACACATTCCCATCCACACCCGGAAAAAACAAATCAAATCCAGAATCAAAAAAGGGTTCGTCTTCCGAAAAAACCTTTGCGTTATGCATAAAAATATGTTTTAAATACGCTTTTTTTATATCAAAATCACTGTCCACAACACACACCTTCAAAAACATAAATGAACCATATTTTTTCAATAATTTATCCATAATGTCATTGTTGTTGTTATTGGCAAAATCAGTCATCTTGTCTGTTAAGAACCTATAAATAACATTAACCTGAAATCTTTAGATTATTTTTACATATGTTATGTAATATAACCCACTCTAGCCTACTCTATCCCACTCTACCCTATCCAGGAACAGCACTATCATTTTTATCAGATGTATACCACTCTGGTGGAGCAACGTAAGTATCATTTGTTGTATTACAACCACCATTTACTGCAAAAGGAAATGGCTTATTTTTCCCCTTTGGTAGTGCACACCCTCTTTGCATGTAGGTAGTATATTGACTAGAATTAAGTGGTTGTTTAATTGTTTTTGTATAAGGCGCATTACCAACCATGCCATTAAATTTAAAACGAGCCGTTGTAGTATAACAATCCGTAGGTCCATGATTTACAATGTGACACCTATACAAGTCTGAATTATTAATATCGATATTACATGTATTAGCATTAGATACATTTTGTATATACGTACCTTGACTAACCGTATCCGATTGATTACCTGTATAGTTAGGTTGAACCCAATAATTTGGATATTGACCGCTATTAATCCATCTATATTTTGTATGTGTAGCCCAATATGGTGAAACATTGGATGGTTTTATATATTTCGATTGATCGCCTAAAACAATAACACGATTCACATTATAAACAAAATCACGGTTATAATATTTGTTGCAACAACCACCAGAACCGAAAGCATTCACACCATGAAAAGGTGTTCCATTTCTAGACATGGCCATACTTTGACCTACATAACCAACATTTCTATTTCCACCGACCAATGAAAACCCAGAATTGCCTCCAGCACCAACAATATCTCCCTTGCCAAATGGTCCGCGATTTAACCAAACCCCACCAGGAGGCTTACCTGAAACATTGGAACCATATAAAATAACCGATTTTTTTTTAAAAGCTACAATAGACATTATACTTATACTATTTTAATATTATTTGTATATTTATGAAATAGTTTATATATATCACATACATTTTATTATCTAATCGAATCCCCATCCATAGCCCATTCATTCCCCATCCACACAACCAGACACCCCACCCCTCAGCCTAACCCCCATCCAAACTAAATCCATAATAATATTCTTTTTAAAGGATCATCATGCAAACAACGAATAAGAAACCAATAAAGCTTTGTGTTAACAATTGCAGATAATATTTCTACAAGATTACCACCGTCATCACCACCACCGTCATCACCACCACCACCCTCACTAAAACAAATATTTTTATAAAACATGCAATAAATAACTAATGAAGCTAAATGATAATACGTAGCCGAATACACAGTTCTAAATGGTAACCGATCAATATTTTTAATTTCTGGACAAATAAATAAAGATGTAACGTCACCACTCCCATCACCACCACCACGCATCAACATCATTTTTTCTGGAAAAGGCACCGTAAAATGAATCATTTTCTCTCCACTCACATCTCCACTTCTAACCTCAATTAAATGTTCAACACCCAAATAAATAAAAGTATGATTGTCTACAACATAAACATTGTCTAATGAAAAACAATAGAATCCCCAACCACAACCAGCAAATAATATAACCTGCTGACAAAGACTATCGGCCATAAACACAGCTTGATCATACGAAATACAACCATAGCCAGTTCCACCATCTTGACCATACCCACTACCATACCCACTACCATACCCACTACCATACCCACATTTATCTACAATCCTTTTTAAAAACACTCGCAAAGAGCAAAAATCTTCTTTCACATAAAAAAAAGCACTGTTGTATTGTTTATTAGTAGTAAAACCAATAAAGATACCCAATTGAGATAATAGTGTCAATAACAACTTGTTTTTATGTTCTCCACCTCCATCCAAAAATTTCATACTGTATTTTTTATCATTATATAAATCTTTTGTAATCACAATCTTACCACCACCACTACAACTACCAATTTCATTTTTATACATTGTTGTGTTCATTTTATTGTAATACGCATCATATATTTAATTTCTATATATCAATAATTATATTTGGATTTATTCGGAGTTAATTTCCAAAACCATGGAAAATCATAAATTACTTTAATATCTTTACCAGATGACAACCTTTCAATTGCTTTACTAGAATTTTCATTATCAAACCACTGCTTAAAATGAATAAACGCAACCTTATAAACATCACCATTATTATTTTTGTGAATAATATCAATATGGGATATCTCACCTAACCCAATATCATTTAAAACATTATTTATAATATCCTTTGTTACATGATTCATAACACGAGATATACACAGACTAATATTAGTACTTTTTGTTTGAATATCACGCATATTAGACATTTTACTCATAATTTTATAATTAAAGTACTGTATATTATATATTTTTATTGTAATATCAACCTATATCCAACATAAAAATCAAATCAATTTTATTAAAAAACCAAAAAAACAATATAAAAACAGCAACATAATTAATAAGACCAGCTTTAGCTCAGTTGGTAGAGCAATTGACTGTAGAGGTAAAACGCAATCTGATTGTGATCAATTGGTCGCTGGTTCAAATCCAGCAAGCTGGAAACAAAAACCTAATAAACTAATAAAATTTTTATGAAATAAAAATATATTTCATAAAATATATATAAAATATATTTCATTAAATACATATAAATGAAAAACGACTTATTATTTGATATAGTAATTTGTGTGGGTCCAAATGATATTACTATTCTAGAAAAAACACTCCCTTTTACAAAACAAAATATTATAGGATATAGAAATATTTATTTAGTGTCTTATGATTCAAAACTAGTTTTACCAGGAACAATAACCATTGATGAAAATATATATCCATTTACAAAACAAAATTTGATAGAAAAATTTGGTGATAATTCTAGGAATGGATGGTATTTACAACAATTGTTGAAAATGTATGCAGGTAATGTCATACCTGGAATACTAAACAAATATCTAGTAATAGATAGTGACACCTATTTTTTGAAACCAACTAATTTTATAACAAACGATGGTAAACAGTGTTTAACCGTTGGATACGAGTATCATGAACCGTATTTTAAACATATGAATAAATTGCATTCATCATTATATAGACATCCAAATTTGAATGGTATATCAGGTATATCCCATCATATGTTTTTTAATAATGACAGTCTAAATGAATTATTTAAAATGGTAGAAACTTATCATTCAAATGGGAAATTGTTTTGGGAATTAATGTTGGATACAATTGACAAAAATCAATATATGGGTAGTGGATATTCGGAATACGAGATTTATTTTAATTATATGTATTTATATCATAAAGATGACATAATTATTCGCAATTTAAAATGGCAAAACTTATCATGTTTAGATGCAAATAATAGTAACGATAATGATTTTGTAAGTATTCATTGGTATATGCGAACCCTATTTTAGTTGTGCCACTACCTCCATAACAAACTAATTATATAGTATCACCATTATCACCGCAAATATTCACACGATTTTTAAAAGGGTCAAGTAAATTATCTATAAATGGATTTAATTTCAAAGGATTTACAATCTCTCCTCGTATATCTTTTTTAAACCATGTGAATTCTAACCAATAATATATCCAATATTTCTTACGAATTTCAGCATTGTTTATTTCTTGATGAAACATTTGATCAATGATAGAAAAGGCGGATTTCAAAAGTAAAACCTCCTTTATCAAATCACGTTTGAGAGAAAACAAATGTATATATTTTGCTTCGTCATTTACCATACCACTACCACTACCACTACCACTACCACTACCACCTCCACCTCCACCTCCACCTCCACCTCCACCTCCACCTCCACCTCCACCTCCACCTCCACCCATAATTCGTCGACGATTCATATAACGAATTTCATTTTTAATATTTTTTAAACTAGTGATTGTCTTTTTCCGATAATCATCAATTTTTTTTATGATTGAAAATATATTGGTGTGATATATGATAGGATACCGCATACGAATATCACGTGGAATAATAAACTGATTCATTTCTTTTATTTCTGATATTTTTTTTTCAACTTCATACAATTTTTTTGTCATTTCTTGTTCCAAATCTTTTTTATAACTGTTTATTTTGACTTTCAATGCATTTTTCTCCTCTGAGGATACATGAGTTTTATATAAACTCTTTTCCATTTCACAATCGCGAAATAATAGAATAGATCCGGATGTAAATATAACAGAACTTTGCAATTTGTCATATTGATGAGCTGATGTTTTATGTGCTTCTGATGCGGCATCCAATTTAAAATAATTCACCAATGACAATAAAAAAGCAATAAATGCATTGATAGCTGATATTAACATATAACCCCAATCATAATTAGAAACGATAGAGGCTAAAACAGTAACACAGGTTGATAATAAAATAGCAGGCATCATTAACTTATTCAATCGTTGATCACAATAATGTTTCGATTCCATATAAATAAGTTTTTGCCCCTTTAAATAACTAGCCAGTATATCTAGTGCCGATGAATATTTGTGATTAATGTCAGAATAGTATTTATCGATTTTGCTCTCAACATTTCTATAATTCAATTTTCTGTATCTTTTTAAATTAATATGATTACCATTATCATTTTGAAAACTGTCACTGTCACTATCTGAAATATCACTATTACTTTCAGACATGTGAGATATATCTATCGTATATTTGTCATGTATTTTTTTATCATCATGTTTGTTGTTTTTTAAAATATTAAATGTATTTTTCAATAAATGAATATTGATTGTATTTTCATCCAAAATATCATTTTCATCTATTTTTATATTACTAGGTGATTCATTCGATTCAATTTTTATTAAATCCATCCAATTTATATAATATGTTTATAATATATACTATTATAATCTTATTACAATATATAACACATATAAAAAATGACAAATGCACCTTGGAAAGGATGGAAAAATGAAAAACCTGGATTTCATCAAAAAACAATGATGTTAAAAAAATGTGGTAAAAAATGTTTTTTAGGAAAAGGTACATCATTCCCTATTTGTAAAAAAAACACATGCAAAATCTCCAAGAAAGGTGTTTATGCTGCATACATACGTTCAAGACAATATAGAAAATCTAAAAAAAATAGAAATGTTACCAAAAAAGCTAGAAAACTTTTGAATAAAATGTAAAAAATAAAAAATTGATATTATTACATGACCAACCAAAACAACCAAAACAACCAAAACAACCAAAACAACCAAAACAACCAAAACAACCAAAACAACCAATCAAATTAAAAAATAATTCATATTATTTTATATATGTAAACAATATGAATGTTGATGATACCGAAAAAGAAGATGATTGGGGATGGTTTATTCCACTAGAATTGGATGTAACCACTACAAATAAAAATGGTAATTACTTTTGTAAAACACTACTATCATCATTACAACCCATAAATGAAAATCAAGAATATTATACTACGATATACACAACAAAAAAACATAATTATACAATTAAAAATATTATGTTTTACAGTGTATTTTATAATTGTATAAATTATATTTATAAATACATCAATCCATTTTTATGTTATAAACAAAAATAAAAATCAAAAAAATCAAGAAATCAAAAATACTTTACCCTTCTATACAACAAATAATTGTTTATTCCACAACATGTATTTCCAAATAATGATCCATTTGGATCAATGTTGTAATTTTCATAAAATGGTGTATTTAAATTGGGATCAATAGTTGTCGGAGACACACCACCAGGAAATGTTTCTATAACGGTGACCCCCGCTAAATCTTCTTTTGTAATTAAATTAATATTTAATTTTGTATAATTAATGTCATCATTATAATTACAACATTTAGTATTGCATTTGTTGCGATAACAAAAGTTTTTTCCATATATATTACATGTTTGACACCTTGAATTAAAATTAAATTTATTATCTAAATTGAATTTATTTTTATTACTTTGAAGAATAGTAGTAATCGATTTATTTTTAATATAATCACTTGCATACAATTGTGGTTTCATTTTACCAAATGTAGGTTTCGCAGGTATACAATTTGAATTATACATGAATACAATAGTTAATATTATATAATATTATAAATTTATTTGTAAAAAAATGCGTTATATGTTACACACAACAATAAAGATGTAAAATGACATAATATTATTTAATATTCAGTTTTTTTCTCTTCATTTTTCCAAAGTGTAAAAGCTTTGTTGTATCCAATCACTGGTTTTTTGATCATTGGTAAACTTCTCTCTACGATTGGTTTTCCTACTTCATCGTAAATCCATGAATCATCAAAACCAACGGATTGTGCTTCTTCACGAGTATTTCCATAAATTACTTTACCAATACGGGCCCAATAACATGCGGACAAACACATTGGACATGGTTCACAGCTGGTGTAAATAGTACAATTTGTAAGACGAAAATCTTGAACAGTTTTACATGCATTTCGTATCGCAACCATTTCTGCGTGTTGAGTAGGGTCCAATTGCAAAGTTACCTGGTTTTGACCCTCACCTAATATCTCTCCGAAAGGAGATACTATGACAGCGCCAAATGGTCCACCTTTGCCTGAAATCACATTCATTTCTGCTATACTACATGCCTTTTTCATAAAGAAAATGTCTTTATCTTGTTCTTCGTTGCACAGACCCATTCAATGTTATATATACGTTATATATAACAAAAACAATCATAAAACCACGCATTATATATCATAAACAGCTTGGAATGATAAACAAAAACTAAAGTCCATATTATTTAAATTCAATATTCTACCATATTCATCCAATAATTGAACATTTATTTTTTGAATATCAACTGGACCGAAATACTGTCTAGGGTAACTTATAATCGATAAATTATTTTTACTGGAAGTGGTTTGAAAATTTCCAGTTTGTAATGATATTCGCGCCAATATATTTTTATTCAACATGGAGTCGGTAAAAGCACTATAAAAACCATTGTTAACATTATTATTATAATCGTCTACTACTAAAAACACATACTTTGGACCATCTAAATTAATTAGCCCCTCCGAAATATAGGCAGAATTATTTTCATATGCGCCATTTCTAAATCCCAACATCCACCCTAATTTTAATGGTAAGGGTGTATCATCTGGATTTTCATCCACATTTAAATCAAATCGTAGAGAGAAATTAAATAACTCAGCGTCATTATTCAATTCTTTATTATCCTTCAAATAATTAGAATTTATTCCTACAATGGTTTGTCCTGATCCACTAAAGCCTAATAACAATGATTCATATGACAATATAGTATTTATATTATTGGTAAAATAAATGTATTTCAAATATTTTTTGTCTTTAAATACAATGCTTATATAATTATTTATATATTGAATTAAATCAACAAATGTATAATTTCCAGTGGGTATAATGACCGTTCCTACTTCGAGTATCTCTCCAACATTTACAATAATAGTAAAAAAATTGTTCCCCATTTGTTTTGATATATTCATAAATGAATTGGGTAATTCAAAAGCGCTCATTTCCATGGTTAATATAGACGACAATTTAATAGGTAAATCAAGTTGAAAATTGGTAGATGAACTTCCATAATAATTATCTCTAAATCGCGTATCTATATTCAACGTGTTACGAATAGTAGTTTGTTTAATTGGATTGATCATACCTTTAACAAAATTACTTACATATGCATTTGCATAATGATGTATATTTTGTTCTTGAACAACATGATATCCACCTGATTCAAATACGTTGACAGGTTTTAATTTGAAATCAACATTATATACATCTTCTAAAACTTCTATATCATTTTTAAAAGCTGTATGCAATGATGATAATATAACATTCTTGGCATTTTCTATAAAAGAAAAAATTTGTGATTTTTTATCTTCTGGAATGGAAATATTCATAATCATATTTTTTTTCATTGTAAATTCTTTTTCATCTAAAAGATCTTTATTATAAACAGGTGGTAATTCAAAAAGATCCTCTAATTCTTTCCTATTGTAGTTGTTAATATTGAGATCAAAATTCATTTTTCTTTCTGTATATTTTAGTATTTTTTATTTATTATTATTGTATTTATTATTATACAATAATACAATAAATAGTTTTATATTTTTTACCTTTTTACCTTTTTACCTTTTTACCTTTTTACACCCAAACAAAAAAAACAAACAAAAAAGGATTTTTGTTTTATTTAATTAAAATTACAATTACAATTACAATTACAAACCACGAAAACTAACTATCTAATAAACTAAATGTTCAAACACTTCATCATCATCATCATCATCGTCATCACTAATAAATGCTGTGTTTAAAACATCATCATCATTATACACAATTCCATTATCCGTATCATTATCATTTTTCCACAATGTGTGAGTTCTAGTAGGTACAGAATCAACTTTGTCAGCTACATAAATACTGGTTAATTCCAAATCAGCAATTCGCTTTCTCATGTTATCCATTTCAGTTTGTTGATCCGCGATTTTCTTTTCCATTTCAGTAATCATGACAGCCAATTGATGAATATTCAATTTTGTTTTTGGAATTGGATTTTTATTTGGTAATAGTAACCAGAAAGCATTGGAACTACTTTGTGATTGGGAATAATAAAATTTATAAGAGCCTTTATTTGTAATTTCCCAATATGCTAGAGAAGCGTTATTTGAATTGTACCAATTATTTACATGAATAAATGCATGACAAACATTTGTCTTTTCTGGAATTTCGACAAAATCAACACGTGAGACATTGCAAATATTGTAATAATCAAATGTATTGATAACATCCTTTTCAGTAAGACGTGAATCAATGAATGGAATATAAATACTGGTCATTGGTGACATGTTTGACATTTTATTTAAAATACAAGATGTGGCCGAAAATAGTAAAATAAAGCCGAAATAATAAATTATTTGAAATTAAGGTTAAATGTTGTTAATTGTTGTTAAAATTTGTTAATTGTTGTTTAATAACATAACCAAACAACAATAAATCGTAATCAATTTTTTTTATATAACACCAAAAACTCGAATCACTTAATTTTTTTAATTTACAATCGTTTTACAATCGTTTTACAATCGTTTTCTTTGTCCTAAATAACCCGCAGCAGTTCTACCCACCATCCCGTAAGCACTATGTGGTTTGTAAATATAATTTTTACTGTAAGTATAACATAATGTATTGTTACAATTGTTATATTGTGCATTATATGGTAAAAGTGTAGTGTCGAACATGGTTTTAAAATAAGTAGAACGATTGTTTAAATTTGACGGATATGCAATTTGAGGAGAAGAATTAAAATATAGAATAGATAAACTTGACATTTCTTTTATAATACCCAATGAAAAAATATTTATCTTCCACCACAAGAACTACATCCAGAGTTTTTAATATTACTTATTTTATCAATCATAGATCCTTGACTGAATGCTCTTCTAGATCCACCAATACTTCCTATTCCGTTAAGTACTCCAACTGTTGCACCTGACCCAACAGATGATACTTGTGTATTACTATAATATGTAGCTCTAGCATTTACTGACAAAACCATATTCATTTTTTTTGTACTAGTGCTAAATGGCATTGTATTGTATATACTTATAAATATATTATTTTATTTATAATAAAGATTCAAAAATATCACACTCTAAATAACCTTATCACTAACCCTAACCCTAACACCCCAAGTACATGTATGAATTAAACACTACTTAATCCAGTAACACTGTCATAATTTAATGAACATTCTTGTAAAACACCATCTTCATTGTAATATTTTACCGATAAAGTATTATCATTTTCACATGATTCTACACAATTACAATTATTTCCAGCACCAGCACCAGCGTCAATGTTACTTTCTTTATCAGAATATATATCATAATAATTCAAAACCAATACTTTTTTTTCGTTATTATCATAAAATTCTACTAAATATTCTGTGTTACTATTATTAATATTTTCAATAATGGTTCCATTCATCAATAAACTATTGTACATGAAATAAACATTATCATGTAGGTTATAAACATGTTTGTATATACTATTTTTATATGGATCGACCAATACAACATTAGTATCTAAATAAACACTTTTTTGAATAGCATCATTATCGTTTGAAGGAGTTAGAGGACAATTGCAACCATTAATAATATTTAATTTTGTTGTTTTACCACCATAAACAGGGAATGCTCTATTAAATACGTAATTTTTCAAATCAAAACCAAAATTGTAAGGAATAGTTCCGCGTCTTAAAACCGATTTCCCCTTTAATCTATTTAAATACCGATCATATGAATTGTGTTTAATATCACATCCAACTCCACCAGGTGACATAGCACCAGGTTGTAGTCTTGTAATTGTATTTTTTGTGCTACTTGAGTGATATGTAGTGCCAGTAGCATTTGATTTTTGAACACTTGGGAGAGCACGATCACTCATTTGATTCCAATTTACTTTATATGATGCATTTTCTGGTTTTTGATAAGCAGATAATGATCCTAAATTCATAGTGTATAAAGAAGACGGAACACGCACAGTATTTTGTATTATTTTTTGTCTTTGATATTGATTTGCCGGAGTATTAGATGTTAAATTCGTATCACAACTACTGCAACGATAATACTGTTTTGAATAATTGTCATATAACGATAAACAATTATAATTATTAGTAATTAAATCTGTTCTAGAAAGTACCATGGTCTTCTTTACCTAATGTATTATTTTTTACTATAATTAGTATATATATTATATTTACACTTCTATACATTTACAATGTATATTATAATTTATGTTCCTTAATAAAATTATGTATATAAATACCATTACGAATATGAACATTATCATCGCTTAAATCTTTCCTTAAAAATCCATTTTCATCTATATAGTTATCATAAACATCAAAGAATATAAATCCTTTTTCAATGCATTTTTCTTTTAATTTTTCGTTAAAATATAAAACATATTTTTTTCGTTCTTCATCTGTTCCCAAATATGGATATTCCGCATTTTCCAAAGTATTATATTTTTGAATGGGTGGAACAACATTATAAACACATACATTTTTAAGTTTTATTTGTGAAGTGTATATATTTAATTCAATTGCTTCAAAATAATTATCAACAATATTTTTTATAATATCTTGATATGTTTTTATTTCTGTTACGTGTTTATGAACGTGACATCTACAATCTATTTCACCTAAACAAAATACTATTGTGTCGCCATCTTTTATATTAAAATTACGAATATCACATCTATTTAGTTTTTCTTTACCAAAACTATAACACAAAACTGGACCTAAATGATGTATGATTATTCCAGACCAACCATTAAATGAATGACTATCTCCAATTGTGTGAATTGACATATATATAATATATAAACAATAAAATTGATCTTATTTTAATGTTTATATTTACGATTAAATCAATTAATAGTAAAAACATAACCAACACAATAACCATTATGTCTTCTGCAATTCAATTTCACAATTTATATGGATATCAAATAGCTAATATATTAGAAAAAGAAATGCGAAAACAAAGCAAAAAAAACGAGATAGATTATCGTTATAATAACAATAATCAATTTATTTGTAATAATTGTCATAAAACATACAAGAATAAATTACATTATGACAAACATTGTTTAATGTGCGAATTGCCAAAAGAAACAACTCCTTTACTTAATGTACCATTACCATTAGTTACAACACCCCCTGTAGATACAAAAATAAATGATTGTTTATTAATAGAACTATTAAAAGATTTATTAATAAAGTACAATAAATTATCCAATGAAATGAGTGAAATAAAAAAATGGATGTCAAAAGAAAAAAAACAAATAAACATACTCGATTGGTTAAACAATCACAACCCACCTGAATTTCAAGCTATTTCATCATTTGATGGATTTATAAATAATTTTATGATATCAGAAGAATACATCAAAAAAATTACAACAAACAACATACTTGACGTTTATTTGTATTCAATAGAAGATTTATTTTCAAATGACACACAAGATGTAACCAGTTCTACAACAAATCCAATAACATCATCATCATCCATGCCTATTTGTTGTTTTAATCAAAAATCAAATGTATTTTATATATACACTGAAATAATAACCAAAACATCATTATCATCTTCATCTACCGAATTTCATTGGAGAGAAGCCACTAACGAAGATATAATTCGAATTTTTAATAAAATAAAAAATAAATTAATAACAGAATTGTGCAAATGGAATGATTTTCAGCAAAATCGAATAGCAGTAACAAATCCAAATCATAATCAATATAATAATTCAAAAGAAAAAATGGATGAAATATTTAATAAATCAATATTAAAATTAATGACAGACATATCAAACAACAGTATATTTCAAAAATTAAAAAGCAAATTATATCATAAACTAAAAACAGACATTAAACAATATATAGAATATGAATTCAAATTTACTCCGTCAAATTAAAAGTCTTCTTAAATTCATTTGGTTCCATAACAGTAACTCCTACTTTTTCAGCCTGTAAAACTTTGCCCGTTTTATCATCTTTATCCTTTGTTACTACCACAAATGTATTTTTACTTACACTACTACCTATTTTACCGCCCAATTTTTTTATCATTTTTTCCAAATTATCATCTCTAAATCCAGTAAATACAACTGTTTTACCATACAGTGGATGATTAATATCCACATCAGCCTTTCCATTTCCCTCAACATCCCCCTCACCCTTTCCATGACCATCTGCACCAAGTTTATATTCCAATCCACATTCATTCAAAAATCCGACAAACATTCCTATCTTTGAAACAAACAATTCAGCTGTTTTTTCTGCAATTCCCTTTACCTTTTTAACCATTTCTATTTTTTTCTTCAACTCATCGTCACTTGTGTCAGATCCAACCTCGTTCAAAATATTCGGATACATTTCCATGATAGGCTCTATTTTTTTTTCACTGATTCCTCTTCCAAAAATATTAGAGGATGCCATCAAATTAATCAATGTCGCTTCTTTCAGTTTCGTCTGAATACTATCATGAATTTTATTTGCTAATTTTCCTTTGAATCCTTCCACTTTCAAGAAATCATCCACAGTCATTTTAATAATCTTTGGTACACTATCATAACCCGCGGATATAATACGATCAACATTACCCGATTTTAAACCATCTACACCAATTCCTTTGAAAAAACCAGTAATGTTTTTCTCTCGAACAGTAGGATCATTTTCAACATTTTCAAGAATAATATCAATATGCGTATCATTCCATTTATAAGATTCCTCTGGCATTTTGGCCTTTTCTGCTGGTTGTGTAACACTTTTAATATGAGGAATCACATCACCACTTCGAATTATTTCTATAACCGCACCAATACCTATTTTATTTTGTTCAATAAATGCACCATTAAATCCAGTAGCATAATTAATTTCAACACCACCCAATTTAACGGGTTCAATTCTAACGCGTGGTTTCAAATATCCGTCTTTACTAGGTGTCCAAATAACATCAATGACTCTAGATTCAGCAATTTGATCGGATAAAACCATTTTAAAAGCAAATGAATGCTCTGGATTACCCGTTTTTCTAGGATATATTTTATCATCCGTTACAATAACACCATCAATTTCATAATCATATGTATTACGCCATTCAATTAAATAATTCGACAACATTTCATTTGTCACATCTTTCTCCCGTGTAAACAAAACAACATCAATATCCATTTTGGTCAATCGTTCCATCTGTTCATATGGTTTATATTCTGGTTTTATGAATTCATAAGCAACAAAATGAACATCCTTTATTTTTTCATCCACTGAAATACGGTTAATGATTCCTGATACCAAATTTCTTGCATTGGCGAATTTACCTTTGTATTTCAAATCAAATATATTTTTTGGAATAATAAATTCACCGCGAATTGCTAATCCTTTTTCTTTTGGTAATCTCAAATAAGGTATAAAATGACTCACATCTTGACCAATTTTGCCATCCCCACGGGTGTATAATTTTGGTTTCTCTCCTTCTGTTACGTAGAGACCACTTACACCGTCTAATTTACAAGATAATACATAAGGCCCCTTATATTTTTGTTTCCAATTTTCCAACTCATTCGTATCAGGTTTTCTTTTATCCATCGAACCCATAGAATATGGTAATACTGCTTTGTTTTTTTCAACTGATATAGGTGCTCCAATATCAAACAATATCGAATTATTCGGATATTTCATTTCCATGTAATCATGAATAATATCATATTCACTGTCAGTCATAATAGGTTCCATATTTCTATATGCATTGTTTGTATATTCCAAAACATCTTGCAGTTGTTTTTCAGAAAGAGATTCCACGACGCTAATACCATTTTTCTTGAATCTCTCCACTACATCTATAATAAAATCATTATTGACCGTTTTCCCCACCACTACACCCATCTCTTCCACTAGTTCATCACCCAAAATTTTTGATTTTTTAGTTTGTGTCTTTTTTTTAGGAACAAGTTTTTTCTCAGTAAGAGCAACTTCACCTTCAATTGTTATTTTTTTGGGTGGGGTTTGGCTTAGGGGTTTTTTCATTTCAAATGCGGGTGCATCCCCCAAATAACCAACACCATCACCAACACCAACACCAACACCAACACCAATTTTTTTGTTGCTATTATGCATCAAAACATCAGAAACAGAACCTATTCCAACATCAAACCCTACAACAGATCGACCGTCAATTCTCTCCACAGGTGTTTTATATTGTAATCCTAAAAAGTCAAATATATCTTTCTCATCCTTAAAATCATGATCAACCAACCCGCCTTTTTTCTTGTCCTCAAATTTATACATTCCATGTTCATTCATTGTATAACCTTTTTGAAGAGCAACATGTCTCATTGCAGTATTAAAGTATTTACTACCCGTAAAATACAATACAGCAAAAGGGTATTCTTTTTCTGTAGAGTACAAGAAATCCACGCGACGAAATTCCATATCAGGTAATTGTGTTATCACCAAGGATTTGGTTGGACCTCTCGAGAGAACCTCGACGACTACTTTTTCCTCCAATAATTTATCAATAAATTTATCAAAAACATTACTATTTTTTGAAGTGATGATAACATCAATATCCCCAGAAGACTGAGCACCTCTTCTGTAACTACCTACTATTTCAAATTTTGCCCCATCCGCAGAACCAACACCAACGCTATCCAACGCATAATCAAATGCCTTACCAAAATAAACAGCATATTTATCTATTTCACTTCTAGGGATTCGTTTTTGTATGTCTTCATAATATTTCAAACCAATAATTTGTTTATCATTTAATAGTTCCATTTGATTTTCTTTCAACTGTTGAATCGTGGTAACACCCTTTTCTACTAATTCTTTTGCTTTTTTGGGTCCTACACCATATATTTGCGTAAATATATTTACTGGATTATTTTTCTCTCTTTCAAGTACTTTCAATGTACCAGTTTCTACATACTCTTTGAATTTTTCCATAATTGTAGCACCTATACCAGGTTTTCCCTTTAATTGTTCCACGTTTGTAATATCGTCTAAATAATTGACAATAGTTTCTTCTGCTTTTTTATATGCTCGGGCTCTATGAACTTCACCTTGTGACATCATAATATTATAAAGTTGTTCTAAAATGTCAATAAATTCTTCATTATATCGATGTGGCAAAGAAACCCCAATATCAACAATTTTCTCTCCATTAGGTATTTGATTAGATAATTTCATGTTTATTTTTTGCAGTGATAATGGTATAGATACAGGTTCTTCTTGAGATAATTTTATATTGATTTTTGGAACAACTTTTTCTTCAACAACTGGTTCTTCTTCTTCAACAATTATAATAGGTCTTTTTCTTATTTTTTTTGTTTTAGTGCCTTCAATTTCTAGTTTGACCTTTTTTTGAGTAACTTTTTTAGCTGTTGCTTCTGCTTTTGCTTCTTTCTTTGCCTTTGTAGATTTTTTAAATAAATTCTTCAACTTTTTTTTCAAGTTAAAATTTTTTATTCTTGTATTTGCTGATTTAATAGAAGAATTGGATGACGATGATATGGAATGAGATACTGTAGAAATAGATAACGGTTTAGTTTTATCTTGTTGCAAAGTTGATGTGGTAGAAGAATCAGAAATCGTTTTCATTTTTTTATTTTTTATGGTTTTATTCATTTTATATTTAATTTATAAAATAAATTGTAGAACATGCGTTTATTTATTATTAGTGTTCGGTAAATTGTTTGGGTTTTCATTTCGAACTATACGAGGTTGATTGTACGGTAATGGTCCAGGACCAGCAAAACGAAATAATTTATTCATATTTGCTGGAGCTTGACCTCTATTTGCACCAGAAATATTAATATTTGAATTTGAAAACATCAATTTTTTTGATTTTATTTTTTGCATACGAAGTTTTTCATTTCGATCATTAATTAACTTTATTAAAACCGCTTTTTTATAATCTTCACGACTAATTTGTCCAGATAATAATAAATTTTTTAACTCGGAAACATCATCAATCGGTTGATCATTTTGTTTATATTTTTGAAAATATTTATTATAAATATAACTATTGTTATTCATTGTATTCGCGCTTATATTTATATTTGAAACAGGACGAGGTACTTGTTGTTGTTGTTGTTGTCGGCGATTCAATAATTGTGGCGGTTCTATCACATCTTCATAATTGTTGGATATATTATCATCTTTAATCATGCACAAATTACCATTTTGAACACGCATACACATTGAAGCCAACATATCATCATATGTTAGTGGTTTATTGTTGTTAAATTTGTCATAATTATCTCCAGACTCAGATGGGTAGTAATTATCATCAATTTGAAATGAAATGGATTCATTCTGATTAACATCATTAAAATTGACCCTTTTATTATTTAAATTCTGATTTTTTGGCATATTTTATTATATAATTATAATGTATAAAATAAAACGAGTAGTTTTACTAATATGAATAAGAATTATAAAATTAAAAATATAGGAAAAACAAAAACACTCATATATAATGGCACAAAATCACCCAAAAAGAGTGATATAGAATGGTCGATAGATTATGATAATAAACATGGTGTTGATTTAAATGTTAATATGGATAATAATGGTGATAAGAGTCATTACCATCAATATTTAAATAATTCTGAATTGGAAGAATTACTAAAAATACCCGTAGTAGATAAATCGATACATCAACGATTATTAGAAGACTTTGATCCATACACCACAACCAAGAACAACAACCTCAACAACAACAATCTAGATTTAATAACATATCCTAGTCGAAACATACAACCATATAAAATAGATAATGATCTAATGAACTACAATCAATTACCTATACCGATTATTTTTCAAAGATCTTCAGAATTAACTAAAAAATCACGACCAAAGGTGATTAAAATAAAAATATACACAAAAAAACACAAAAAACACAAAAAACATAAAAACCACAAAAACCATCATTCTAGTAAAAATCGCAGTAAAAGCAGTAGTCGATCTACCAGTAAAACCATGTAGTTTTTATACATTTGCTAATATTATTTTTTCATTATCCGAGAGACTTCTCTCGCGTTTGAATTTATTATATATAATAACACAAGACTTATCAATTTGTTTAAGGTAATAGTTAGATGCATAAATCAATTTACATTTGATTTCATCTTCATAAATGCATTCAATATAAATCCCATGAATCTTTTTGACTGATTTAATAAAATTTGCACATTCAAAAATATTATCATCGTTAAATACAACTGCAATTATGTAGTGGTTTCTTGGAAATTTGTGTGTATTTTCATATTCGCAATTGTAATAATAATAATGATCACAATTGTAGTCTAGAGCTAAATTAGTAATTTCAGATTTAAGATCTGACACGTTAGTATGCTTTGCCAAATCAAAAGAAATTTCTATATTATAACCCATATATAGATTCTAAACATTATAAAATATTCAAATATTTTTTAGATAATACAATACAAAAATAAAATAATGAATAATAATATTACAGCGTATTCATATTTTAAATCATTAATAAAAACATGAATAATAAATTTTTACAATTCGGAGGAATAAATAAATCTGTATCCAATAACTATACAAGAAATGATTATTGTAATAGTGACATTTTAACTGTTCCAAATATATTAGGCAATCCCCGATCAAAAATAATTAGTTTGAGTAATTTGGATATTAGTAACAATTCAATTGTAAACGTAGATGGTATTTATTTTTATGGTGGTGGATATATTCAACAAAACAGAGAAGACTTTGATAATATAACAGTTACTGGTAATTTAACAGTAGGTAATATTGCAAAATTAAACAAAGTTATTGCGCAAAATGCTACCATGAATGTTTTAACTGTAGATAGTGTAACTTTTACGAATAGTCCATATAAACAAACCACACCATTTTATCCTTTACATGCAACAGGTAGTACAGTATATCAACCAAGTATTTATCAGATTAATCAGTATGGACAGGTTGTGAATTTGTTAAATAGTGGAATAACAGGGCCTACTGGATCAATCGGACCAACAGGACCAACAGGACCCACTGGACCCACCGGACCTGCAGGATCCACAGGACCTACAGGACCAACTGGACCTACAGGCCCTACAGGACCAACAGGTTATACCGGACCAACAGGTTATACCGGACCAACAGGTTATACCGGACCCACCGGCCCTACTGGACCTACAGGCCCTACTGGACCGACTGGACCAACAGGTTATATCGGACCTACAGGGCCAACTGGACCAACTGGACCAACCGGACCAACAGGTTATACAGGACCTACAGGGCCAACTGGACCAACTGGACCAACCGGACCGACAGGTTATACAGGACCTACTGGACCAACAGGTTATACCGGACCTACAGGGCCAACCGGACCTGATGGAAAAAGTTTTTGGTCGCAATCTGGATCAACTGGTTCAACTGATATACATTACAACGGAAATGTGGGAATTAACAACAAACCATCTTCTCAATATTCTTTGGATGTAAATGGAAATGTAAATATTAATACACCACCAATAATAGCAACCAATTATTTATATACAACAGATGTAAGTGGATATACCTATTATGTTTTTGGAAATACTGGTAACGTGGAAACTACTGGATCCATTCAAATTTTGTCGCCTACTACTGTAAATTATTTGGTTGTAGGAGGTGGAGGTGGTGGAAATCCTACACCAAATGTTAGTTTTGCACAGGGTGGTGGGGGTGGAGGTGTATTAACTGGTTCTTTTACACCTCAAACAACATCTACCATATATCATATTACTGTTGGTGCTGGTGGTATTTCAAATCAAAATTATCCAAAATGTTTAGGTGGATCATCCTCTATAATGGATGGTACAACATCCATAATTGCTTATGGTGGAAATACAGGAACAATCGGTAATCCAGGTGGAGGTGAAAATACGACTGGTAGTGGTGGTAGTTATCAAGTGGATGGTTCAACTGGCTATTTAAATAACTTTTATTATGATTATAATAATAACACAATACAATCAACAAGTTGGTATTACGGATCTGGTGGAGGTGGTGGTGATAATCTATATAATAATACTAATAATTATTTTTATGGTGGTGGTGGTGGTGGTGGATCAATTGGATGCAATCCTTCAAATGGTGGCGGTGGTAGAGCTGGTGCGAATCTAACAGATACTTCTGGAATACAAGGAATGAATTTATTTGGAGGCGGTGGTGGTGGCAGTGTTGATATAGGAGCAGACGGCGGTTCAGGAGTAGTAATATTGTGGTTTCCAACCCAAACTTCATCTTCAACTATTTCATTAACATCCAATGGAATTATTCAAGCACAAGGATTTTATGCAACATCCGATTATCGAATAAAAGAAAATATAATTCCTATGTCAGAATATCCAGATCCTCAACACTACACAGTTGATAAATTAGAACCATATTTATACCAAAATAAGTTAACAAAACAAACAAACTTGGGTTTAATCGCACATGAAGTCCAACAACTATTCCCCTTTTTAGTTTCTGGAAAAAAAGATGACTCTACCTATCAATCCGTCAATTATATTGGATTAATCCCACTATTAATTCATGAAATCAAAAAATTAAAGGACGAATGTTTGCATGATGAAAAAGAATTAGAGTTTTTATCGTAAATAAAAACACAAACAATAATATAAAACAATATTATATGATTTTATGAGTAGCTTTAGAAGATTAGGCGGTATTAATTATTCATTCAATAAAAATATAGTGCGAAACAATAATTCAAATACTGATAATTTGAATATACCAAATTTAATTGGAGATGAGAAAAATGAACATAAATCAAAAATAGTGTCAGAAAGTCATTTGGATATAAGTAATAATTCTTTAGTAGATGTAAATATAATTTATTTTACAAATGGCAATAGTATTCAAGGAACAACATATAGTTTTAATAATATGATTATTAATAACAATTTAACTGTTGGAGGAAACGCTACATTTAATAATGCAATAATAAATTCATTACAAATAAGCAATAATTTAATTATAAATAATTATATCAGTTTTACAAGCGATAATACTAATGTTCAAAATTATCCATTTTATGAAGTGGCATCTAATGTGGCTGGTACTTATTTATATCCACAAGAGATAGAATACAATAACTTTGGACAAATAACTAAGATTGTTTCAGGCAATACGGGTTTTGAATATGGAACTACTGGACCTACTGGGCCAACCGGACCTACAGGACCCGCTGGACCTACGGGACCTACCGGACCTACTGGACCCACTGGACTCATGGGATCAACCGGAAATACGGGACCTACTGGACCTAGTGGGTCTACCGGAAATACGGGACCTACCGGACCTACAGGACCAACCGGAAATACTGGGTCTACCGGACCCACTGGGACAACCGGACCCACCGGGCCTACTGGATATACTGGACCAACAGGACCTACTGGACCTACGGGTCCTACTGGACCAACCGGAACTACTGGTCCTACTGGATATACTGGATATACTGGACCTACAGGACCCACTGGAACTACTGGACCAACCGGCACTACTGCCGGACCTATGGGACCTATTGGATCTACCGGTGTATATAGCGATTATTGGTTATCAACAAATTCTGGAACAACAAGTATATATTATAATGGAAATGTAGGTATTAATCAAAACAATCCTCAGTATTTTTTGGATATTAATGGAAATGTAAATATTAATACTGGTGGTACCGGACCTGTTTTATCATTAATATCCAATGGAATTATTCAAGCATTAGAGTTTAATTCGACGTCTGATTATAGAATAAAAGACAACCCAATTCCTTTGTCCAACTCTATAAACTCTTACAATAGTCATTACACAATTGATAATTTACAACCTTATATATACCAAAATAAATTAACAAAACAAACTAATTTAGGTTTCATTGCACATGAAGTCCAAGAGTATTATCCTTTTTTAGTTACAGGAAATAAAGATGATACAACATATCAATCGATTAATTATATTGGATTGATTCCATTATTAATCCATGAAATAAAAGAATTGAAATCCCGGTATGATAAAATAGAAGGTACGATAGAAGGTACGATAGAAGGTACGATAGAAGGATAAAATACCTATGGAATTAAATAATAAAAATAAGATTTATTATATAGAACATAAAATATATATATTATATGAGTTTTAGAAAAATTGGTGGTATTCAAAGAAATGCTTCTAATAATATCATTCGTAATCATTATTCTAATATAAATAATTACACTATTTCGAATTATATTGGTGAGATTAATTCAAAAATAGACGTATATTGCAATATTGATTTGAGTAATAATTCTATTGTAAATGTAAATAAAATTTACTTTACCGATGGTACAATACTATCAGGAGTAAGTGATACTTTTCAAACATTAAATATATCAAATAATCTAATCGTATATGGTAATAGCAGTTTAAATAATTTAATAGTAACAAATCCATGTACAATAACTGATATTACAATATCAAGTTTGTCCTTTCCATCATCATCATCAAATGTGCAAACCACCCCTTTTTATGAATTAGATCCATCATTAAACGGTACATTTAATGGCCCAGCATCAGTAACTGTAAATGCATTTGGTCAAATTACTAATATAATAGATGGTGGAATAATTGGTTATACAGGTCCGAGTGGTCCTACTGGATCGTCACAAATAGGTCCAGTTGGACTTACAGGACCAATCGGATACACTGGACCTACCGGAAATACGGGTCCATCAGGACCGACAGGACCCTCTGGACCAACAGGTTATACCGGACCAACAGGTTATACCGGACCCACCGGACCTACTGGACCCGCCGGACCTACCGGACCCACCGGATTCACTGGAACTACTGGAACTACTGGAACTACTGGTCCAACAGGCAACACTGGGCATACAGGACCTACAGGGCCAACTGGACCAACTGGACCAACCGGACCGACAGGTTATACAGGACCTACTGGACCAATTGGACCTACTGGACCAACTGGACCAACAGGATTCACAGGTCCTACAGGTCAAAATAGTTATTGGAGCAATTCAGTACTACCAGGTGTATCTGGAATATATTACAACGGAAATGTGGGAATTAACAATAACCCGTCTTCTCAATATTCTTTGGACATTAATGGAAATATGAATATTTATACTCAACCAATAATAGCAACCAATTATTTATATACAACAGATGTAAGTGGATATACCTATTATGTTTTTGGAAATACTGGTAACGTGGGAACTACAGGATCCATTCAAATTTTGTCGCCTACTACTGTAAATTATTTGGTTGTAGGTGGTGGAGGTGGTGGTCAAAATAATGGTGAGTCATCTAGTCCTAGTTATGCTGGAGCAGGTGGTGGCGGAATTGCAGTAGGTAATTTTACAACAGAAACAAACGTGTTGTATTCTATTTCAGTTGGAGGTGGTGGATTAGGAACTACTAAGCAACTTGGTTCACCTGGAGGAAATTCTAGTATAGAGTATACGTCACAATCGATTTATATAGCAAATGTAACAGGCGGTCAATCAAATGGATTACCCGGATATGCGATTGCAGGAACATTGGGATACACTGGTGGTGTTGGTGGTAATGAAACTAACTATAATGGAGGTGATGGACATAATGTAGGATTAATTGCACCATATTATAATGGAAGCGAATTAATTTTTAATACAAATCCATTATATTATGGTGCAGGTGGATTTTATTCTTCTAATATATCCGGATACTATTATGGGTTAGCTGGAAGTTTTTCGGGTGGTGGAAAAAACGGTACAGATACATATATAGATAGTTTTGGAACATCATTTAGTGGTGGAGGTGCAGGTAATAGTAAACTTTATTCTGAGCTAAGTGGATCAGGTGGTTCCGGAGTAGTAATATTGTGGTTTCCAACCCCACCCCCAACATCCCTAACAGCAAATGGTATCATTAAAGCAACACAATTTAATACTACGTCGGATTATAGAATTAAAGAAAACCCTATTCCACTTAACGATATAACCACCAACAACACCACCAAATACACCATAGACTATTTAACCCCCTATCAATACCAAAATAAATTATCAAATCAATTAAATATGGGTTTAATCGCTCATGAAGTTCAAGAATATTTCCCTTTTTTAGTATCTGGAAATAAAGATTCTCCTGTCTACCAATCCGTTAATTATATTGGATTAATCCCACTACTAATACACGAAATAAAATTATTAAAAGAACGATCCAAAAGAAACAAAGACAAAATTGAAACATATAAGAAAAAATTGATTGTTAATATAAATCACATATACCATACCAATAAAAACACAAAATGCAAAAGTCAATACTATTACCTACTCTTTCTACCATCAATGCACATCCGCGTGATAAAAACATTGAATTTTATGAACCTACTCATAAATATACAATAGTAACCGATCCGGATTCAAATTACACTTCTGTAACAACATGGAATCACACTCATTTTCCACATTTTGATTCGGATAAAATAATCGAAAAAATGATGAAAGGTAAAAATTGGAATCCTAACCACAAATATTGGGGAATGACCGCGGAAGAAATCAAGAAAAAATGGTCAGACAATGGCGCTTCTGTTTCTTCCGCAGGAACGGATATGCATTTTCAAATAGAATGTTTTATGAATAATTATGTAATCGACGAAAAATTACATAATTATACACACGATGATTTATTAACGCAATGTCCCCCAACCACAGACCAACCACCCACACTAGAATGGCAATATTTTCTGGAATTTGTAAAAGACCATCCATCCTTTCGCCCTTATAGAACAGAATGGACTATTTATGATGAAGATTTAAAATTAGCGGGTTCAATCGATATGGTTTATGAAAATCCGGATGGTTCACTTATGATTTATGATTGGAAACGATGCAAAGATATATCTACTATTAACACCTTTAACAAATACGCTATTACACCTTGTATATCCCAGTATCCTGATTCTAATTTTTGGCATTATGCCCTTCAACTAAATACATACAAAGCGATTTTAGAATCAAAATATGGTAAAAAAGTGACAAAATTGTGTTTAGTGCGTTTGCATCCAGATTCAGAAGAACAAACGTATGAATTAATAGAATTACCCGATTTATCCAATGATATCAAAACACTTTTTGAATTGAGAAAAAAAGAATTATATAATGAAAAACAAAAACAGATAAACGAAGAGTTATATTTGAAATATAAAGTTTGTTTGTAATCAAGAAACACACCACAAAAACTATTTAAAAATTAAATCATATATATCTACATAATAAACCATAACATACTACATCATGGATTTATTTCATATTTTATATAAAAATATACCAATATTTTTATCGATCCAAGTACTGATGACATTTTTCTTTTTGTACAAATCAATAATGACCATGTCAAAAAATAATATTATACTTAATTCGCAATCAGACGCCACTATCCCTATAGAAAAAAAACCTATAAAATATGATGATAAATACAAAAATGAATATTTAAAATTGGATTTCAGACAATTGACTACTAGCGAAAAAGAAAGTTTAAAAAATAATTTCGTAATGGAGACAACCCCA